CCATTATAATTGCTCCATTTGGTTGATCTGAACAATATTTTTAATCTCCCAATGCATTGAGCTGAATATTTTTTCAACCTTTTCAAGATATTCAATAATGAAATCTAATTCTTTGAGTTTTTCGTTAATAACATCCATGTCTTGCGTGTTTTCAGCAGCAGATTCCGCTGTTTGAGTCGTTATCTTTACAGGGCTCTCAGCTATAATACGCGTTACCAGATCCTTTTTATGCTGTTTCTTTCTAGCGAGTAGTTTATTCTTATTAATCTTTGCATCCATCAGTCTAGCTACCCAAAAATGCTTACGAGATGGCATTTTCATTTGCGCTTGTTTGAGATTAAAATCATCAATTTGAAGATCCTTGTTAACTTCTTCAATATATTTCTTTAGCGTTTCCACAAATACAGTATAAATATATTTAGTATGGAATCAAGTGGTAAGTTCGAACGTATATTCATTAAGCTTATACGCGAGGACTCTTCTACAGGTGGAGGTGCATTAGGTGCAGCGGCCGTTACAGGTGGATTTGATCCAGCTACAGGTCATATTAATTCTTCCGATTTCTATGCACCGGGAGATGCCCGTATACCTAAAGCATCTAAAGTTATTTTAACACGAAATGGTGCATTAAAAAAGCGTAGGAAACGCAAAAAGCGTAAATGAGAGATCTAGGTCATTGGACGACGCAGTTAATTTTAGAAGATACCGCAGAGCTACCGTATGGGTTTGTGTATCAAATAACTAATTTGATTGATAACCGTAAGTATATTGGTAAAAAGCAATGTTTAACTGTTAAGAAAAGACCGCCTCTAAAGGGCAAAAAAAATAAACGGTGTGAAACTGTTGAGACAGATTGGAAAATTTATACCTCTTCGTCCAATGAGCTTAATAATGATATTAAGAAGCATGGTATTAAGAATTTTTCATTTGAAATCCTAAAATGGTGTTGCTCTAAATGGGAACTTAGCTATAATGAAGCGAGATTGCAATTTATAAATGAGGTACTTCTAAGTAATGAATACTATAACGGGATTATCAACCTTCGAATCGGAAAAAAACCAAGAAATATTTTATAAAAAGAAATATTTTGGTGTTACCTTTGTAGATTTAGATGTTATTAGTAGAGAAGCTTATTTTGCTACAAATCACACGGCGTTCGAATATAATATTGCAGAAAATTATAAAAATAAAGATATTAAGAAAATATTTTTTAATGCGTTTATCTTTCACTTAACCGAATATATTAAGCAAACCAAAGGTAAAACAGTCTTTTACTATAGTAACACACCACGACTGTTTACAGAAGATGAAAAATTTGAAAGTGTAAATCAATACATTATTAAAAGATGCAGCGTATTGCTACCGATTATTATATGTATGAAGGATATTTCATTTAGTGACTACGTTCAAAGATGTGAGCAGGATGATATTGAGACTGTTTCAGAGATGCAGGGGCTAGCTCTTAAGGTAGTACAGTTTAGCAATACAACTTTTACACTAAAAAAGCTCAACACTTTCTTAAAGAAGAACGAATTAACGTTTTTACGAAATGCTTATTTTACCCAGCATCAGACAAAACTAGCTCTGTTTACATAAATAATAGCATGAGTAAGTTTCTTAACTTAGTAGCAGAAAACACACCTGGGAATGATCTCGATTCAATAACAAAGGGTAAGCGTATGCTTCAAAAATATCTTATCCAACATGATATTATGGCTAATGCTACGCAAAGCAGTAACGATATTTCTGTAGTTGTACAGACCGGTGCAGAAAATTTTGTTGTAGAATTGGAAGTTAAAAGCATTCGCAGTGTTAAACAAGAAGAAGCTGAAGATATCGAAAAGGTAGCTAAAACAGTAGGCGCTGTAATGGCTATACCAAGTCAAAGTGTTAAACAACAACTACTAGACCCTACAGCTCGTAAAGTTCAAATGGCAAAAAGAGCCTTGGCGGATAAATTAGTTGCAGCAGCTAAAAAAATCACAGTATGAAAACATTAAAATTAATTGATAGATACCTTCACATAATAGAACAAGGCGAGCCTTTACCAGTTGATGCTACCCCTGATGCAACAGATGCAACTACACAGCCTGCTCCTGAAGTTCAGCCCATGACATCAGAAGGTGAGAAGTATCTCATCGATCTACTTGTCAAGGCATTTTCACATTCACCCGATGCAGAAGAATTAAAAATTGTTGATACTATTAATCAGGAGTACAAGGAGCAAAATCCTAAAGAAGTCGCTGAAGCAATAGAAAAACTACTCGCTGGCGGTAAGGAAGAATTTCAAAATGCTCTTAACGGATTATAATTATGCAGTGGAGTTTGGAGAAAATTTACGAATCCTCAATTAAAGGTACTCGAGTACCTAAACTTGAAAGATTAAGAGTTATTGGCGAGTCGGATATATCCCCTAAAAAGTATAGCAAAAAAGAATTAGCTACAATTATTGCTGCACAGGATACTAACTTAGAAGCTGGTTCGTCAAGTAAAGATGTCAGAATACAGCCAATAAACTCGTACGACTCTACTAAATTTACTCAAACACTTGCAGATGCTGGCTTAACTCTTGTACGAATAGCGAAGCCAGGGGAAGATGGCTCTACATCAGGTCAACTTCGTACGTATATTGTACAAGATAAGAACGGTAATGAGTACCCTGTTGTCCTTGGTAAAGGAAAAGGTTTTGGTACAATAGATGAAGATCTTGTTTTAAATAGCTTGGAAGATCAAGTTAAAGCGCTTTTGTTACAGAATGGGGTTGATTATATTACCATTGATATAAATGGATACGATCAAAGAGTTGATGGTATTAAGTCTACACCAGGTACACCTAAGAGCGACTTTAATTTTACGTATAAGGGTAAACCAGTATTATTTATTTCACATAAAGCAGGTAAAAAAGCCTCAGATTATCAACAGTATGGCGGCACAACATGTAAATCTGGTAAGGATGTTTGTCAACATGAAGAGGTAGATAAATTTGTCGAACAAATTAAAAATATGTATCCTGATGGTATGCCTCCAGGTAAATCTTTATGGAGAAAAATTAAAGACCCTGAGCTTAAAAAACTTTCCCTGTTTGGAATGGACTACGGTAGAGAATATGGTGTTGATAATGTTAACGCGCTATATCAGGGCAATATGACAATTGTACCCGGTAAAGGTGATACATATGATCTTAAAGCTCATCATGTAGTTTATAATGGTGATATACCAACAGGTGAATATGAACCTGTATTATATGCTAGATTTAGTGGATCACGAGGCGGTAATCACGGCATTAAAGATTTAAGAACTTCAATTTCACCAATGGCTAAGGTATCAAAAAATACACAAGATTTAAAATTAAATACAGCCAATGTTTCTACTGTGCGTAAATCAGATACCGAGCTCGAAAACTTATTATGAATACCTTTAAACAACACTACCAGTTAATGTTAGAGTTCTTCGATGCTATCGATGGAGCAGTTAAGCATATCGATCACCTCGAAGAGAATATTCTTAATAAGGGCAAACAAGGTGTCATTGAGGCACTTAATCAAATTGAAGCTTCTATTGCTTATTTTGTTGATGAATCTGATTACGTTATTAGTACTAAGTTTGACGGTAGTCCAGCTATTGTAGCGGGTGTAGATCCTTCTAACAGGTTCTTTGTTGCAAGTAAATCAGCATTTGCTAAGAATCCAAAAATTAATTATACAGAAGAAGACATCAAAAATAATCATGGCCATGCGCCAGGTCTTGTAGAGAAGTTAACTCTTGCTCTCAGATATTTACCTTCTTTAAATTTAAAAGGTATATATCAAATGGACTACATGTTTGATAATATTATCAAGCAATTTGAAACACCTACATTAATTGATGGTGTTAAAAATGAAAATAGATTTATCACTTTTACTCCTAACACTATTAAGTATGCGGTGTCGCCTGAGAGTCCATACGGTAACGAAATTTTAAATGCAAAAATTGGTGTTGCTATTCATATTGAATACATGATTCAGAACGGCATTCTTAAAGTTAAAAAATATACTACGTCTCCTTCCGAGGTTTCACCTTCCAAGACAGTTTTTGTCTTTAATGTAATGGCTAATAAGCCTAAAAATGCTCAAAGTAAGTTTGGTAAGATACTCTTAAACGACGTTAAGAAGAAAAAGAATACAGTCTTAAAGCTTGCTGATAAAGTTGACTTTAGTGGACTTGATGAATATACAATTCCTCTCAAAACATACATCAATGCTGAAATAAGATCTGGTAGATTCCTCGAAGACCCAGCAATGTCTGCAACTGAGTTTATAACTTTTATGTCTAGTAAGTTATCCAAAGAACTGGATAAGTTGAAGAGTGAAAAGGGTAAGCTTAAGAAACAAGCAGAGATGAAAAAGACTATTTCTGAGCTCAAGAATCTCAAGACATCTATTAAGTATGCATTCGAGATTACAAAGATAGTTGCAAACCTTAAAAATAATCTCGTTAAGATATTTAACGAAATTACTAAGAACGATTTATTAGGTACGTACTTAGAAGAAGCACCGGGTGTATGGCAGACAACATCACCTGAAGGTTTTGCTCTTTCAAGGGTGGGTGTTGAAGGTGCTGATATTACTAAGTTGGTAAACAGACAAGAGTTTAGTGCGGCTAATTTCGGTACCGGTAAGCCAGGAAGCGTACAACCTACTCAACAACAAAGCAATGAAAACATTTAAACTTTATTTTATTGAGCAAGCTGAAGGTAAAACAGCTGTTATTGCTTACGGTAGATATAATCCACCTACAATAGGACATGAAAAACTTATTAACAAAGTAGAGGAAGTTGCAAAGCGTGAGCATGCAGATGCTATTATTGCACCATCACACTCGCAAGATAATAAAAAAAATCCCCTAACGTTAGATGAAAAGGTCTCTATTCTTACCCCAATGTCGCGTACCGCTACTATTAATACCAGTGGTAAAACTCTTATTACTCTTTTACAAGATCTCCAACAGAAAGGCTACACGAAAATCATCCACATAGCAGGTAGTGATAGAATACCGGAGTTTGAAAGAATTGTAGGAATGTATAATAATAGACCTGATAAGAGTGGTAATATACCTTTTAGTTTTAATACATATGAATTTGAATCAGCTGGTGAACGCGATCCAGACTCTGATGGTGTTGAGGGAATGAGTGCATCAAAGCTTCGTGAGTTAGCTAAACAAGGTAATTACGAAGAATTTGCCAAAGGTATGTCATCAAAGGTTAGTGACGATATTAAGCACGAAACTTATCAAAATATACGCAGTCGCATTAAATAATAATATGTTTACAAAACGTGATCAAGAATCGTTAGCTAGTGCCTATGGGTTAGTTTCGGAAATGAATCTAGGACCTGCAGGTGAAGGTATGCAGCCTGTTGGTAAGCCAGTTGTTATAGCAGTAGATCTACCTGGTGCTAAGCCAGAATTTAAAGACAATAACGAAGAGGATTACGAGAACGAATATGATAGCAGTGAGATCGAAATGGCCTGTGAAGAGCTTCATAAGATCTGTGATTTAGCTCCTAAATTAAAAGCTATGGTAGAGCAAATGCCTGGTCTTGAAGGTTGGATCTCATCAAAAATAACAAAAGCTTCGGATTATATCTGCTCAGTTTATCACTGGCTTGAATATCAACAACACGAAAATAAAGGTGAGTGTGGATGCAATCATGGTGAAGACATGTATGATATGGGGTATGAGGATACAGAAGAGTGTCCTTATGCAGCTATGGGATGCAAATGCGGCGGATGCCCTGATTGTAACTAATGAAAAACTTTAAACAATTTTTCGAAAAGACTGTAATAGGTCTTATTGAACCTATAGACCTTGAAGGTCTTGGTCGTGTAGAGGCGAAGATTGATTCCGGTAATGGTGCTTTTAATGTATTGCACGGCGAAGATATTACACGTCAAGGTAATAAAATATTATTCACTACTATCGGTGGTAAGAAGCTGATTAAAGATATTGAGGATACCATCATGATCAACATAGGTGCTGGTAACATAGAAGAAAGACCTGTTGTACGCTTCCGTATGAAGTTTGGTGGTAAAGAATTCGATAATGTACCGTTCAGTATCGGTAATAGAGCCAGCAATGAGTACAAGATACTCATTGGTAAAGACTTCATTAAGAAGTTAGATGCGTTAATCGATATTGATGCTAAGAATATTGCATCGGATCAAATTGAGATTGATTATACCAAGTAGGCTCTGATCTATTTGTCCATGTAGCAAATTCTTTATCGTGTATAATATAAGAACGATACTGTTCGATAACACTTAGTTGGTTAAACCCTGGCAGTTTACGACAATTACAATCAACATTTATAGCAACTGCGTACGGTGTAAGTTCTGTTTTAGTTGTTGTAATATTGTGTATGTTTTTACTACACCATTGAATAAACGTTTTAGTAAAATGTTCATTTGAATTTGACCATCGATACATTCGCTCAGTAAACATCTCAAGCGTATGCGCTGTTAGCCATTCGAAATTGGCTTTTGTTTCACGAGCCCAAATCGAACACTGATGTTTGGCATAACCCTTTCCAGATTTTCTCGATTTACCTGATTGAGTTTTAGGTGTTGAAGGATGATCGAGTAGTTCTTGTGGAAATGCGTGTGCTAACATAATAGCACCTTCAATTTGCATCTTTGACCTTACATGCTGATCGCAAAGATCCCGTGCTGCTAACACGGGATCGTCGTTAGTTACGAAAATATTCATAACTTATAATATGTAAGTTCCTTTATCTTGTAAAAACAAGAAGGATTAACATAAATATTATTTTGCAAATGTACTATGTATATCAATGGGTTAATCCTAAGACGCAAGAAATCTTCTATATAGGTAAGGGTAAATATGCTAAATGCTACAACAGAGCTTTTAATAAGCATCATTCAGGTCGATGTGAGAATAAACGACAAAAATTAATATCTGAGGGATATAAAAATGAGGATATAGTGCAGCTAGTTGCAGATAACTTAACAGAAAATGAATCTCTCGATCTCGAAACGCAGCTTATAGAAAAATATGGAATCTTAGAGGAAGGTGGGACCCTTTTTAATTTTCGTAAAAACGGTACTGCAACAGGTAGCTATCAAAAATACCGCGAGACTGATATTTCTAATATGATAGACATATATAATGCAGGCGCTAATTTAAAAAGTATTGGCGAGATGTATAATGTACACGAATGCACGATACGTAAATATTTACTAGATAGAAATATTAAATTAAGACGTCAAGGGTATACAGTACCTAAGCCAGAATGCTGGGCGAAAATTTTAGACGATATTAATATCGGATACTCGATTAGTAAAATTTCAAGAAAATATGGTATATGCTACCCTACCCTTAAAAGATTACTAATCGAACATCCTAACTATTAATTAGTTACGAGTAGCCATATCTATAAATTTATAAAATTCACTTCGAGTCTTCTCGTCATCCATAAAATCACCAGCTAACTTTGATGTTATCATATAACAGCCTTCATGCTTAACTCCACGATGGCAAGCACAGGTATGTTGAGCTTTAATAACAACAGCTACACCACGATTCTTTTCACATACAACATTAATAGCTTCTGCAATCTGACGCGTCATCGACTCCTGTATTTGAGGTCTGCGCGCATAAAACTCTACGATACGATTCAACTTACTCAAACCAATCACTTTACCGTCAATCGATGGAATATATGCTACATGAGCTACTCCAGTAAACGCTAGGTGATGATGAGAGCAAAGAGACTTAACAGGAATATTACACTGAGCAATAACTCCATCATAACCATCAGTTGGAAAAGCGGTTACTGATGGTGGTTCGCTATAACAGCCTGAAGCAATGTCGTTTACAAAAGCTTTTGCTACACGCATCGGTGTATTGGAAGAATTAGGATCATT